ATTTTGATCTGGAGATATGATCCGAAGTACAACATCCAAAAGAAATCGTCAAAGAAAGGTAGCCCAAAGCCTAAGAAAAAACCAAGGGTTGAGTACGAGTGTGAGCCGTTGTTTATTAGTGAGGTTAACGCCAACGTGGGATACGGTGCGCTTGTAACTACAGGGCCGCGTCTGGTGCTTAATAACAGCTCTGCATACACGGGAATGACACACCAGCCGCTTGTGTTTCTTGGTGACAGCAGTGGTGCGTCTTACATCCAAGACTTCAGTATGGAAGAAGGGCTGAACCGATTGGTTAAACGGGGAGACAGTAGAGGATAACCTATACGATGTTATGGTTTCGTGTACGTATCGGGAAACCAAAGAGGACAACCTATACGATGTGCGTTACGTGACAACACAACTGGTCACAATAACACGGCTGTTGGTACATCAGTTTAAACGGCGCACATACCATTACACCACGGGTCATAATAATACCGCTGTTGGTCATACTTTTTTATGAAGGGTTGACTCAAATAAAATTATGAGTAGCGCATTAGCCTGTCATGTTATGACCGCTGTAGTAAGTTCCATCTTTGTAGTTGTACTTAAGATCTACCACACCAACCATTCCGCTCTGCTTGAACCTGATCTTCTTGACATGAATCCGAATGTCATTTGAATTAGGGGTGAAATCTCTCTCAACAATTAAGATGTTGTCAGCTTTGTTGTAGAAGTTAGCTGATCCCGCTATATCATAAGGCTCTGGGACAGGGAACGTTCCGTCTGCATTACGTCTGAGCTTGGCTGGGTGTGCGATCAACCACACATGGCACTCGTTATTAGCTGCCCACCGCTTGAGCTTTGCTAGCATCTGAGAGACATACTCTGTCTCTGTCCAGCCGCTAGGCCGCTTATGCTCGAACTCGTTGTATGGATCTAACACTAGCCCTCTTACGTTTGGGTAACGCTGTACGCAAGCGGTAGCATTGTCTAAACACCAATCAATCGTTGGTGCTTCATCATCAGATCTGATCCAGTAGTAGTGATTGCCAATGAAACCAATAGCATCTGACCATTCGGTATCATCCATCTCTCCTCCAGCAAATGTCTTCCACGCTGGCTTGCCGACATACTTGGCTGCGATCTTGTTGATGTGGTCATCGACAGGGTTCTCGAAAGAACAAACCGCAAATCTCCACTTGTGATCTTTGGCAAGGTTTAAACAAACCTGATCAAGAAATTCTGACTTACCAACTCCGGGTGCGCCAGATACTATCGTTAGTTCTCCGGGTCGTACCCTGTAGTTATGACTGAGGGATGGAATTCCAACATCAATCCCCATCCGCACATCACCCTTCAATAATGCGTAGGCATCCTCCACATAATTGCGAGTCTCTTGTAACGCCTTCAAAGGCCAAGGCTCCGCACCATTCACAAACTCTGCTAGCTTCTCCTTCCCATACCCAACCAGCACATCGTTAGGATCTTTACACCCTTCGGGCCACGACACCCTCCAACACCTAGACCTACCCAACCTACGCGCCAGTTCATTGCGCATAATAATCCCAACGTCATCGCCATCGTTCAAAAGAACTATCCGTTTAAACGATGATAGAGAGTCCTGTAGCTCATCGATCCAAGGAATCTTGTGATCGCTTGCTCCATCAGGTAGTGATATGACGTTACCGAAACCAGCCTCCATAACTGACAAGGCATCAACTTCCCCTTCAGTAATGATTAAGGTTTCGTTGTCTGGATTAACTAGGTTCCAAAGATATGGCAGACGAGAGCCGTTCTTAATCTGAGTAAACTGCTTGTCAACCGTCCTGAACTTAACGTTGATTGTCTTGCCATCTGAATCCCTGTGGACAAACGCAATAGCCTTCTTGTTCTCCCCATTTATGAATGCCTCTCCAGCCTCAACTCCAGCTAGGTCTATGATATCCTTGGATATTCCTCGGTTCTCAAACCATTGAGTTATCTTATCGTTGACACCTTCAAGCTCTGGTATCTTTGGTTTTTCTTTCTGTTTAAACGGACTCTTGTTCATGTTGTTTCTCCATACATTGCCTTCCCAATCACAGTGATGGCATCGCCATTGCGCACCCTCATAATCTATGGACATGGAAAGACAATGCTCGTTGCGATTTTTCTTTCGTGTATGTGAGCATTGAGGGCAAAGCATTTTACGCTGCCCCTCATTAAGTTCTGTAGGATTAAAGCCTTCCGATGAAAGCCTGTCCCAAAATTCTGCCCCGATCATGGAGCTGTTTGGAAAACAGTTCTCCCTGACTCAGTAACCCTTCGGCCTAAGTCATCCTTCGTCTGATCCTTAGCGAACTTCGCATCCATCTTGGCAAGGTATGCGGAAGTGCTAAGAAACCAACGCTTGCGCGTCTTAGGATCAGCATCATACGTCAGCCAATCATCCCTTGACTGAAGCACAGCATTTAGGCTTGGTATGTGTTTGAAAGCAGTGTGCCAACGTGTGTAGTCAGCTTCGTTAAGTTTTATCGTGTTCCCTTTGAACATCATTTCCTCCTGTTGCGAATTGAAAATGGTCTAACTTCCAGTGTACTACTGGTTCCTGATCTTGTGAATCGTTTCTGTCTTTTCTTCCTCCCCAGCCTATGCTGTCTGGTGGTGTTGCCATATCCATGAATCCTATTGAGCCGCATGACCACTGCACAATAAGGATCACATCTAATCCTGTCGCCTCACTTAGCATCTTGGCACTGGTTAATTTCATTGCCGAGATAATGTAAGTTGGAAACGTCCCGCACTTGTGCGTCCGTACCTTGATCTCAGCAAATCCCTCGATGCTTCCGTCCTCTTTGTTTAAGAACGTGTAGTCAATCGGATACTGTTTGGGGTTTGGCTTTGTGTCCAAGCCCCATAACTCTGAAACTCTTTCTGCTAATTTCTTTTCTCGCTCTCTATCCTCTGACGTTTCGTATATCGGTCTACTCATATCAGCTCCTTAGTTGCTTTATACTGATAGATAATTATTAGATTGGCTGGTGAGAGAAGGACGCTCCCCCCAAACCCCCCACGTTTAAAACATGGAGAAGATGGAAAGATTGTCCGATTAGATTGGCCGGAGCCGAGCATGGACATTACCAGTAATTTATAACGCGGATTCTGGTCTTACCCCCTTCCGCTGATTCCTTGCTTTTATTAAAATACACACATACACTTGTTTGCGCAACCCATAGATCTGAACCCTTCGGTTGCACTCCTTTGTTGCGAAAGGAAGACCCTGCTCATAGATCGCCTTGTAACGCTATGGGCGGGGTCAAACTCTCAACATCACCACCGTCTTCATCAAAGTCTATTTCTGAAACAATTATCTCTGCTCTTGGCGAGATCTTATCTAAGAACCTAGCGCACGAGATCACCTTCACCTGTCTATCGTTTGCGTACACAAGACCCTGAAGCGCATCGAGTATGACTGATGGATCTAAATCCTGTCTTCTGCTTGGGTAGTAGACTGCTGCGTGAAAAGCAAGATCGCCCTCCAACATATTGTTTAAACGAGGCACTTGCATTTGCAGGTCTTTCTCAAACTGCAACGCCTTCTTGGATTTTATGAAGCGAGGTTTCCCTCCAAACGTAACAAGTCTTCGGCTGTTTGCTTTTGATGCAACCTCACCGTGAATTATATGCTTGACCTTCCTTTTGTTTCGTGGTTCTATAGTAAACCTACCTTTCGCAACAGGGTTATTAATGCAATACACTAACAAGTTAAATCTGCCCGCGCCAATAGTTGAAGCGGTAAAACGCGACACCTATTCACGAGGCGAGGCAAGCTACTCTGCCACAGGTCTATTACGACCACCACAGATGGCAGCACTTTACGACAACTATTCTGACTACATATCAAAGGATGTGTCTGAGGAGCTGTGGACGCTGTTTGGGAGCGCAGTTCATCTTATCCTTGAAGGTACTAAGGCTCCAGAATACGTCACTGAGGAACGCTTATATTGCGCCGTAGACGGTGTTCGGTTATCTGGGCAGATAGATGTACAACACATACAGCCAGATGGATCTCGCGTGCTACAGGATTACAAGACGCGCAAAGCATACGGGGTTATGAACAACGACTCCGATGAGAAGCAGTTAAATATCTACCGCTACATTGCAATGCAAAACGACATTGAGGTCAGCGGTTTACAGGTGATAAACCTGATCAAAGATTGGTCGCGCCATGAAGCAGAGCGCAGGGAAGGATACCCGCCTACTGACATATACATACAGGACATACCAATTTGGTCAGACCAAAAGATCGAATCGTTTGTAAAGGAACGCATACGCTTGCACGAGGAAGCAGCCAGTGGCAATGCAATCCTTTGCACAGACGATGAGAGATGGCTGCGTGACGAGAAGTTCGCAGTTATGAAGGAAGGAAGAAAGCGTGCGGTTCGCGTGTTTGATTCTATGGAGGAGGCAGAAACTTTTATCGCTGCGCAGAAAGATGCCGACAAACACATTGTCGATCACCGTAGGGGTCAACCCACAAGGTGCATCTCGTTTTGCGATGTCAGAGATTTCTGTCCACAATTCGCAACG